CAGAAGTAGAAGAACCTTGAGTTTCGTGAGAATCAAAGTCAGCAACTTTTTGTTGTTGTTCCTTTTCTTTCTTGCAGTACTTATAAAGCTCTTCAGCAGCAATCAGAACATCTGCAAAAGTTTCAGAGACACCAATCAGGTCAACAATCCCCTTTTCTTCTGGAGTGAAATCCAGAGGAAGAAAGTTACCAACCTTGAAGTAAAGATTTGCTTTGTCTGCAAGATTGAACTTGGAAATATCCTCACCTTCAAGTTGAAAGAAATCTTCCTCATTCAGTTCTTTATAACCACCAAAGAAAGTCTTAGCAAGTCCAGCATACTTACGCTTCATCAGTTTCTCAATACGGGCATCCTCTACCACATTTACAAACTGAGCAGGAACCTTTGTAGTCTCAGTCCAATCCTCATCAGGCGTGAAGAGTGCGTGACCGACTTCGTGACCCACCAAAAGGTCATAGACGGTGTTGCTTGCTTTCTCCCACAGAGGGAGGGTCAGGACGCGAGTATGGACGTTAAAGCAGGCAGTCTGGACCTTCTTATGCTCCACTACAAGGTCTTCAGTCGCAAGCAGTTTCGCAAGTTGGGATTTGATTTCGTGGCGAACAGGCATCGGTTTTGTTTCGTATGACCCTATTATACGAAAAAAGGAGGTCTTGTGACCTCCAAGTGGACACTTTGGGAACTGGTCTCAACCGATAATACTATCTCTCCACTCTTCACTCATATTCACCATAATACGTTCTGCTGCTTCTGGGGTTTCAGCATATCCTTCATCAAGTAAGTGTGAGAGGATGATGTCGTAAATATCATAACTTTCAGCACTTACACCAGTTTTCTTTTGTCTTTCAAGTTTCTTACCTTTTGGTTTTCCACCTGGAGCACTTGGACCACCATCCCAATCTGGGTCATATCCAGTATGCCCGTATTCTGCCTCACCTCTTGAATGGTCCCTATCTTTTTGTGTCATTTTAAATCCTTGTCTTCCCGCAGTATAACGGGATTTGGTGGATTTCTTACCTCTGTTTCCAGCATCAGGATTACCTGTTCTATAAAAATGCTTTGTGGCAGCATCTACCTTTTTAGTTTTTTCACCTCTCTTTGAAAACCCACTTGCGGGAGTTGTTCTTCTCTTATTAGCAAGGTCTCCATATGCTTGTCTTGCTTTAGGAGTTTGTCCATAAGAACCTTCTGCTTCATCAAGTTCCTGTTCTTGATAAACTTCCAAATATGCTTCTTGAATACTACGAAGTTCTTGTGCGTCCATCTTACAAATAATTTTTTATATATTTATAAAAAAGAAGCGTCTCGTTGATTGAGACGCTTCTTGAGTGCTTGTCTTCGTGCTTTTGCTTGCCTCAGTGCTTGCGGTTTAAGTTTTCGTTTCTGTTCTTTTTTAGAATGGTGCTTCCAGTTTGGTACTTGCATTTTTCTTGAGTGGTTCAGACCACCATACGCGAGAAACCTTTGTGTTTCTCAAACTTTATGACACTTTCAAATTTGTCCTCTAAACCAGTCTTATGAGAAATGACGAATATATTAGCATCCTTAATCACATAACGAATGATTTTAAGAAACTCTTCTGTTCCAAATCCATCAAGTGAACTATCAAACACTTCATCCATAATCAGGAGATTTGTGTTGACTGAGTTTTTAAACCTTGCAACTTCTCTCCAAGTGAAAAGGAGTGCAAGGTCAATTCTCATTTTTTCACCCTCACTAAAAGATGCATAAGAGAAATCTTCGTGAATAGGTGATTGGACGGTTTCGTTAAACTCCTCATCAAGTGTAAAGTTAATGTAGAAATCCATCATCTGTAGATAACGGTTTACTTGCTGATTTATCAGCGGTAGGTACTTCTTGATGATTTTAGTTTTTACTCCCCCGTCCTTAAGCAAACTATAAGTGAAATCGTAGTAGTTAACTGAATCCTTTTTAGAGGCTAGTTCTTCGTATGTAGTTTGGAGATTGTTTCTGAAATTTTCTAACTTCTCATGTTCAGTATTTCGGTTTTCAAGTTGAGTGGTAATAGTTTGAATTTCCGATTCAAGATCTCTGATTTGTCGCTGACATCCAGTGATCTTAATATTATTTTGAGAAATTTCATTTGTAAGTTTTGTAATCTCCTTAGAAAGAGCAAGGAATTGACGCTCTCGCTCTTCTTCCTCTTTAATTGCCTCCTCCAGTTCTTTGTAACCAGATTGCAACTCTTTTGCTTTAGATTGAGCGTCTGTAATTCTATTTATTCTGAAGGTCTCTTCTATAGATTGAGTGCAAGTAGGACAAACCGAATTTTCTGCAAAAAACTTATGTTCTTTAGTGATAGTAGATACCTTTTGAGATATTTTACCCTTCAGATTTCCAAGTTTACGAAGTTTGTCAGTTGCACCAGTCACATACTCTTGTTCCTTACTAAACCCAAATACCCTTTCTTCAGTTACTGAATTTTCCTTCATATGAAGTTCAATCTCAGACATTAGATCGGAAATTTTCCGATTATTGTTGTTTATATTATCCTTTCCACGATTCTCAAGTTCTTCAATGAACTCCCTTTGCATCTTGACTTTATCGTTGAGAGATTCTTTCTTCAACTCAAGAGTTTTAATCTCATCTTTAAGCATACGAATCTTTTCTTTGATTACATTATTCATAGAAGAAAAGATTTTAATATCAAGCAAATCCTCAATGACCTCACGACGATGAGATGCAGGAAGTTGCATAAAAGGCACAAAAGTACTTGAACCGAGAATTACAATCTGAGTAAAAGACTTATAGTTCATTTTAAGAACATTTTGCTCCAACCATTTTTGCTGGTCCAAAGCTGCAGCAGATTGGTCCAAAAGAGAATCATCACGATAAACTTCAAAAATATTTGGTTTGATACCTCTGACAACCTTCCAAGAAGTACTTCCAATATCAAATTCAACTTCAACTTTACAATCTCTATCATTTGTTGAGTTGATAAGTTGAGGTTTATTAATCTTGCGGAATGGTTTTCCAAACAAAGAAAAAGTTAATGCATCAAGAACTGTACTTTTTCCTGCACCATTAGATCCAATAATGAGATTCGTTGAGTTTTTTGTGAAATCAACTTCAGTAAATTGATTTCCCGTAGAAAGAAAATTTTTCCAACGAATAGTCTTAAATAAAATCATGGGTCACATTTCTTGGAGGAATAACAATATCGTCAGGAGTAATTAAAGTATATTGATAGTCATGAAGTTCGCAAGTTTTTATCATCACTTTATCCTCTATTTCAATTACATGCATTTCGGGATATCCATCTTCTTCTAACATCATAGCATATCGTATTGCATCATCTTCTTCTTGGAACAGATAAAGGATATGTTCTCCTTCATCATCCATTACTGAATATGCACCTTCTTTTTCTCTACCATTAATTGTTAGAATAAACATTAAACCATTTCACATGCTTCTTGATAAACTTCTTGAAGTAATTTTTGAATTATAGATTTATCAAGATTAACTTCTGCCTCCTCAATATATCTATTCAGGATTGAAAGTGTATCTTCCGATTCAAATGCTTCAAACTCCACAGATTCTTGAATCTCGAAGTTTTCAACAATTTTTAATTCGGCAATATTAGAAGCATAAAGTTTATCGATAAACTTTTCAAAATGTTTAGTATTCGTTTTCTTGCGAACAACTACTTTTACAATTTTATTTTCATATTCTCGTGTATCGAAAGTTTGATAGTTAGTATCCTCATAATAAATGTTATGGAACATTCTATAAGGATTATTGATAGGTTCGTGCTCTAAAGTTTTAGTATCAAAGATAGTAAACCCGCGAGTATCGCCTACATCAGTCCAGTAAATTTCATAAGGATTTCCCGTATAGAATACAATTCCATTATTAGAACGAGTGTGGTAATGACCAGAAAATACCTTTTTGAAGTTCTTAAAAATATCTGCTTCCAGTCCGTGTTCCATAACCAAAGAACGATTCACACGAAATCCTTGAAGTTCTAAATGACCCATAGCAACTTTTGCTTTGGTCTTTTTAATTAATTTCAAAGATTGCTCTTCATTATCCATACAAATCCAAGGAAGAAGTAGAACATCAAGACTTCCTACTTTAATCTCTATTGGACTTGAATATGTTTTTACATTTGGATAATCCTTAAGAAGAAGTTGTGGAGAGTTAGTATTGTTTGTATTTTTATAATAAGAATCATGATTACCAACAATCATATGAACATCATAATTTCTGAGAGGTTCAAATACAACTCTTTTTGCCCACTCTAAACTTTGATAGTCAATTGATTTGCGACTATCAAAAGCATCTCCCATATGAATAACTGTTGTAATCCCGTACTGTTCCAGCGTCGGGAAGAACACATTCTTATAGAAGAGTTCAAAATAATCATGGAAAAGTTTTGAACCTTTACGAGCACCATAATGAGTGTCGTTAATCAAAGCTACTTTCATTCAATAACGAAGTTTGGAGTGGACATTATCCTTGATACTATTGTAGTCGCTGTAGTTGGATCCGTCAAGGCTGTTGTCCTCAAAAACTTCAGAAAATCCAGAACGCTCAAGGATTTTGTTCTTGATTTCTAACTGACGCTTTTCTCTTTGAATACGACGAAGGAAAGCATAGTGAATGATTTGAGTGAAGTAAGCGAAAGGATTTTGTGACTTCTCAGGATTGAAGTTATGAATATACTGAACACAGTTTTCAATCCCATCAGAAATCATATCTTCCTTGAACATATAGTTCACAAAATTTGGTTTGAATGAAAGGTGATTAGCAATCTTCAAGAAACACTCTCCGATGTAGCGAGGAATGGGAGGTTTTGTCTTATCTTGAATACGAGCAATCTCAATATCTTCACGATACTTAATAAGAGCAGCAAGAAACTCTTTATTGTTAACGTAATGCTCTGACCTTTTTCTCTTGGTCATAACTGCTGTGGTTATCATAAGTTTTTATCATTAATATGTAGGTATTATAACATTCAAACAAATACTTGACAACACTATAAAAACCCTGTACAATAACCTTTGTCGGGGTTGAAAAAATTAAATTAACTTTTTTTATAAAGCTTCTCTAAGATTTCTTTAGCATCATTAACATTAGCAATATATCCCATTCTGCGACTTATTTTTGATTTATTTGATCTTTCTTCTTTTGTAGATTGTCTCATATAATTTTGATGCATCATAATCATTTCAATATCAAAAGATTCGGACATTGTTAAAACATCCTCCAAATCAATAATAAACATATCATCTGTTGTTGTTTTTAACCAAGGCTCTATTTTATAACCCATTACTCCCGATCTACTTTTTATTTCATTAACAATTATTGGATTACTAACAATCAATATTGTTCTACATTCTTCCTCAGAAGCTGCCACCTTAGCAAAAATCTCTTCTCCTGTTTTTAGTTTAAGTGTTGCATAAAAGTCTTCTTCAATTCCCATTTTTCTTAAGTTGTATAGTGTTTATTTCATAGTTGAAGTTTTCTTCATTATAGATTTTAATTCTTTCTATAAGATGATTGAGAGTATAATTTTTTCTTGAGTTATAAGTGCAATCATCAGCAATATCATAAAGAACTGCTTTTGTTTTGTTTTTTCCCTTTCTCAGTACTCTTCCAATTGACTGAAGATTACGAATTCTTGATTTGCTTGGAGAAGCAAAAATTACATTGTGTAGATTTTTAATATTAATTCCTGTAGAGAAAGTTCCATAAGAAGCAACAATAATTGCATTATTTTCCCTTTCCGTAATTTCCCTAACTAATTCTCTTTCTTCAGTATCAACTCCACCATGAATAAAAAATACTTTACGATCATCTCGCTTATTATTATTTATCTTTTCGTATAGTATTGCTCCGTGTGCTTCTACTCTGGAAAACAAAACAAGAGTATTTCCTTTTAGATCTAGAGTAAGATTTGTGATGAATTTATTTCTTTGTTCGTGGGAAATAAGATATTGAATTTCATCCTCGTATTTTTCAAATTTTTGTGGAGGATGTTTAAGAACAATACACTGTATATCTAACTGGGAAAGATGTCCTTGACGCATCAATTCATCAGTTTTAGTAACCTTATATGAAGGACCAAATAATCCCTCCAGAACCCATTTATGTGTCTGAGTTCCGTCCAAAGTGCCGGTAAATCCAAAACGATACTTTGCGTGGTGGAGTTTTGACATAATATCTACAAGAGATTTGCTCTTGAATAAATGAGCTTCATCGCCTATAATAACGCCATAGTCTTCAAAGAATGAACGTTCTAATTTATAGACTGATTGCCAAGTCGTAATTGTGACCGGATGTTCATTCGTCTTTTCTCTACCAGAATATATTCTGTGGCAGTATGACTCAGCATCCCAACCATAATCCTGAAAATCTTTATACATCTGCTCTACAAGAGATGTCGTTGGAACAACTAATAGTATTTTTTCGTTCTTATGTATATAATATCTCACGAGAGAATAAATCATCAAAGATTTGCCTGATGCAGTGGGACTTATTAATAACTTACGGTTATGTCTTAGAGCATCGTATACTCCCTCTATTTGATAATCTCTTGGAGAGTGAGAGCAAATAGAACTCATATAATCCTTAACGCCTTCATATGAGATATGCTCATTAATCTCAAAAGGTTGTCCATAGAATTTATTTTCTTTAAATTCATATGTATAATTATGCAAGGAAAGTTTGTCGATTATCTTATCAAGAAGTCCGACATAAATTTCTCCGGTATGAGTACTTAAGAGCCTGATCTTTCCGTCCCAATGTCTGCTTCTATATTGGGACATAAATTTTGCAGACTCAACCTCAAATGTAAAATATGGTTGAAGTTCGTAAAGAATATGTGATTCGCAATGAAGTTTCAAAAATACTTCATTTTTCTTTTCAATAACTACGTCACTCATAACATTCATTATGCTATGAGTATTTATTTACCCTAATCCAGACTGAAAACGAATAAATTCAATTGCATTTTTAATTTGATATGTCCTATTTTGAATCATTTTTAAGATGCTTTCAATATATACAAGTATTGTGTCATAATAATCTATCTTCAAACAAACTGAAGATAACTTTTCGTCTGCATCAAGATACTTTTGCATAGTATCTTTATCCCTAATTTTTTTGGGGAAGGGGTTTTCTACATAAACATCAGGATCTGATTTTCCCGAATAATATTCGTAACGTTCATGGCGAATATTTCTTTTCTGTTGTTCTGCTTTTTTTCTTAAAAGAAATATTGTATTATAGAGATCAAAATATTTTGCATGAAGAATCGGAATATTTAAAGATTCTGTATGTAAATTGTCCATATCCATTTTGGAATCTTGTTCCCACATTTTTTGGATACTATCCAAATCAATACTCATAGTGAATTTCCATTCAAATCGGTTATATCGTAAATAGTATACTTGAAACTTACATCTGCTGTAAAGTATTGAATATCTGCCATCGTCGCATCAAAAACTAATGTTCCCAATGAATATGGGAATAAGTCTTTGAATGATATTTGAAAATTTGGAAGTTGTGAACTAGATAATATTTGCAGAGTACCATCAGAATATATTTTATGCCCTCTCTGGACATAATTTTCACTAGTTAATCCTTTAGAATCTAACTCTGCAAATTCTTCCAATCTTTCTGGATATCCAAGACCGCGAATCCAATTTTGGATCTCCATATAATTTTCAAGGTTTTCGTCAACCAAAAATTTTAAATTCAAATCTCCAAAAATTATTTTATCTCCAGGTACATCAATATCTTTCAGATATGATGGTTGATTTGCTATACCAAGTGTCATATCTGGTATATTGGCTTCATTGCAGAAGAAAGCAACCTTTGGTGATCTTGTTAGAGTAAATTTAAATCCAGTTGGTGATAGAAAATTTCTATTTTCTATTTGCCTTGCTCTTGCCATTTTTTTAAATATTTAGATAAAAAAAGGAGGTCCTAAGACCTCCAGTAAAACTATGTGAATAAAACGATCACATAAGGTTCTTAACAGCAACTCTTCTGTAGTAGCGGTTGCTGTTAACTTTCAGGCGACCAAGACCCTGACCATCAGTTACTGATCCCTCAGCAAATGGGTTAGCAACGAGACCATAGCGGGTCTTGAAGCCGATCTTGGGCTGGAAGCTGTTCTCACCAACGGCACGTACCATTTGGAGAGGAACATATGGGCAATAGAAGAGACCAGCGTCATAAGGTGAAGAACCCTTATAACCGACAACATAGTACTGGTTTCCTGGAGTTGCATTGCCTGAAGTCAGGTTAGCAGCATATGGGTCGATGTAGACGCGGAATTTGCCCATCAGAGTACCAGCAAAGGTGTTGCCGGTGTCGTCTACTTGAAGGTTAGCATTCAGTGCAGGAGTATAGTCGAGAACACCAGCCATGGTCAGTGCTGAAGCAACGTCAGCAGAGCACATGATGATGTTACCCTTTCCTCTACGAGTTCTCTGAGCGATAGCGTTAGCATCTCTCTCGATCTGGAAGAGTAGACCCTTGAACTTCTCAACTGACCAACGACCATTGGAGTCAACATCGAGGTCGAAGATACCTGGAGTTGCAACGTTCTGAACAGCACCTTGCTCAGCAACCTTGTAGATGGTTCTGATAACTTCGCGGTTGATCTCAGCAAGAATCTCAGTTGAGAGAATATTTGCGAGTTCTGCTTCAGCATTCAGACCATGGATTGCCTTGAGGTCTTGAGCGAGTTCGAGTGAATACTCAGCTTTCAGAGCGCGTGACTTTGCAGTAACAGTGACTTTCTCGATTGAGAAAGCCATCTGGTTGAATGCATCTTCAGCAGTTCCGTCAAGATTTTCTGCCGAATCAGTTCTCATTCCCTGACCGACATTATATCCAGTAGAACCAGTTGAAGCAGCAGTACCAACTGGGTTCAGAAGTCCTGGGTTTGATCCATACTGAACAGTTGTGCCCATACCAGCATTAACGTCAGAGAAACCACCAGCGTCATCAAGAGCTTTTGGTTGACCTGAGAATACTGTATCTGCTTCGTTATAGAATGCTTCAGCGCCACTCTGATTAGTGTAGCGTGAACGCATTGCAAAGATGAGTCCAGTAGGACCACTCATTGGTTGAACGCCAGCCAGGTCATAAGCGACCAGGTTAGGCATTGAACGGCGGATGAGTGAAATTAGAACCGGATCAAAACCTGCAGTAGGACCGCCAGGAGTTGCACTACCACTGAAACCAGCAGCACTAGCAGTGCTGCCTGTGGAGTTGGTTGGAGCTTCCATCAGGTTGCCGATGCCACCTGAATTAAATGCAGTTTCTTCTTTTAAGAATCTTTCTTGGTTTTCGAGCAGGACAGCGGTTACAGCTCTACGATGAGAATCTTTGATTGGATCAAGACCCTGATAGTCTAGAAGAGGTGCCCACTTTTCCTGCAGATGCTCTGATTGGAACATTTGCTTTTTACCTTTTACTAAGTGTTTGTTTTTTGGGTTTGAATTATATTAAATTCAATTTTTTCTAAAACCTGAAAGTGTTCTCAGGTATGCTGCCATAGAGTCAGAAACTTGTTCTTGAACTACATCAGTGCTCTCTGAGAGAGTTTCAGTTTTAGATGAAGGAGAAACTACTCTTGAAGGGAAATATGATTCCTTCAAAGTCTCCAGTTTTTCACGATATTCTGTTTCACTTTCAAACTCAACACTTTCGGCAAGTGAAGCGAGCTTGTCTTTCTGAGTAAGAGCAAGTCCCTCAGAAACTTGTTCAAAGATTCCATCCGCAACCGCCTCTGCAAGACGCTTGTTTAGGGAAACATTTTTCTCGATTTGCTCGTTGAGTTTTGTCTCCATTTCATCAAGTTTTTCTACCATGCTCTCAAGCACATCATATTTATCTTCAGGGATTGATACATAATGTTCTTCAAAAAGACCCTTCATTCCAGCAAGGAATGATTCGGTCATTTCGGTCTTTAGACCTTGCTCAATGACGAGTGAATTCTCACTGAACCACTCATCGGAAACATACTCAAGGTATGCATCAACACGCTCTTTGAGGTCTGATTTAATTTCTTCAACCTCTTCAGCAAGTGCAGCTGCATACTGCTCCTCAAGGGCTTCTTGAATATCAGAAACCTTTGAACGGATAGCTGCTTCAAAAATGGTGCGTGCTTTCTCTTGGAATTCCTCAGAAAGCTCCTCACCTTCTAGAAGAGCATTGACATCTTCTTCAATATCAAACTCTTCTTTCATTTCATCTTCATCATCCTCAGAATCATCTTCTTCATCTTCGTCAGATTCTTTCTTTTTATTTTCTTTCTTCTTGTCTTCTTCTTTATCTTCAGCTTCTACGAGTTCATCGTCTTCATCATTCTCTTCTTCAATTAGGTCCTCATCATCCAGTTCTTCTTCTTCCTTACGAAGACCTTTCATTGTTTCAGCAGCTTTAGCTCCTTTGTTGACAACATCACTTACTTGCTTAAGAGTTGCACCGGGTGTTTTAAGTTTTGCTGAATCATCATCTGGACGATAGTTGGAAGGATCTGGACCACCAAGATCTTCCCAACCAGCAGTTTGACCATCAGGAATATTTGCAGTTAATTTTGGCATCGCTTCCGCTGCTTTGGCATTAGCATTAACAGCGGTCCTGGATTGCTTAGTGCCTACTTCCATTTCTTGTAAATCTCCACGAGACATTTGAACTCTCCGTTTAACCTTTAGTTATAAACTATATTTATTTATAATTTAATAAATTACAAT